GCTGCGAGCATTACTGGTATAATTCCAGCAAGTAACGTAGCTAGATCAAAGTTTTTCATTAGTCTGCTGGATCAGGTGTGTTGCCTTCTGCTAACCACTTTTGATACTCTTGCCAATCTGTATTAGTTTCATCATCAGGAATGATTGCACCGTCTGATGTACGAATGATTCCTGACAATACTTCACTAGTAATTAAATGTGTCTCTCTTATCTTGTACATTTATAACTCCGCATCTGCTGTTAATTTAGCTACATAATAAAAACCATTACTGGTAGCGTTAGCAGTTGGATTTAAGTGCCATCTTTTTTTGTCGAAGTAATTAACAGACACACTACCGACAGCGTTTAAACTACCAAGAGTTAAAACTACCGTAGGCGTTGCTCTCATTTCAACAACCCATGTATCAAAAGCACTTGGACCATAATTACCGTTTACAAAATAACCAGCAAAGAAATCTAATCCGCTATCTATTGGTTGTTGATAGTACCTTTGACACAATCCCAACTCTATCCCATACGGTCTATGCTCAAACTCAGTAGCTGCTGATCCAGCTTCTAGTTGTACTCCTGTGATGTAGAAAGTAGCCCCTGATGTGCCTACTACTGATGTTGCTCCTGTGGCTGAACGATAATCTGCTGCTGCCCAAGCACCTGCTGTTCCACTATATGTTGAACCAACACCGAGACCAAAATAAACACGAATACCAATTCCTGTAGTTCCGCCTACCCAAGTTCCTGCAGTCGGTCCTGTAATTGTTATTGATATTTTTGTCCAAGTGTTTGCGCTTGATATTGTATAGCTAAACGGATATGCATAAGTAACTGAACTATTAGATAATGAACCACCAAAAGTACCTGTAAGACTCGATCTAACCCAAAATGATAAAGTAACTGTTTTTGCAGACGCAGTACCCCAAGCCAAATCGCAACTATTAAAACCTTCAATCTGTTGCTGTAATTGAAAAGTATTACTAGAAGTAACAGAATATGCAGATTGAGATGTAATACCTAAATAGTGTGAAAAACCAACAGGAGGTGTAACACTTCCAGCATTTTGTTGAGAAAGAAATTTTCCAGCTACAGAACCATAGATATTCCATCTATCAATTGAATAAACAACAGCAGTTGTATTGCCAATGTAAGCTGTTGTGTTTCTTTGGCTAATAGTCATTGCACCGTTAATAATCTTGTTCTTACCTACTACGTTATTAGCATTAGGCGTGACTCCATTGATGCTTGTTGTGTTACCAGCACTGGCATCTGTAATTGCATTGACTGCGATTGTACTCATGTCTTAGGATACCTTTCTTTAACTGCTTGGATCTGTGCAGCCATGTCATCAGGAAACACACCAGCGTGATACAGTGCGTCTAGTTGATCGCCTATTGCTGGATACTCAGATGCTCTACTAAACTTGTATGCGTCAGGATCAACCCAAGCATTAACTGCATCCATGTCTACTGTGACTGTGTTACCGTTAGCATCTTTTGCTCCAGCAGTATCATCGACAGATACAACATTAGGATACAGTGCGTAAACAGCTTCATGATTCATCCTGCTATCTCCATAACTGTAATTGTAGATGATGGTCTACCTGCATAATCTTGATTTGTACTAGCATCATTTGGTGATCGGTTTATGTAAAAAGTACCGTTATAAGTTGAACCTAATGTTCCTTGCAATTTATAAGTTACTGCAGAAGTTGTGCTTGGCGCGTCTAAAAATAAATTCGATACACAACCTATATCTAACCCATACGGAGAAGAAGCAGGTCTAAAAATTGATGAATCTCCTAAACGATTACCTTCAGCAGCACCTTGACCGATGCTTGTAGAATCCCTATACAAACGAACATGAACCGTTGCAGAAGTACTGTTGCATACATGAGCCGTATAAGTTACTAAAATTTTACTTGATGTTGATGTTGGTGTAATTGTTACTGTCATTCCTGGAATATCTACATAATTGTTTGTAGTAGATGATGTAAAACTTCCAACATCTGTTTTAGTAGTGCTGACAACTTGCAACACATTACCAGTACGATCAAGACGATCTAAAGTCCCACCAGCATCAGGTAACGTCAGAGTTCTATCAGTGTCGCTATTAGGAGCAGCAATGGTAAAGTCACCTGTCCCACTAGCGTGTCCCTGAATAACAACTTTACTCATTACATATTCTCCACAACAGTTGTCAGTGCGTCTACATCCGCAGCAGCGTCGATGTTAGTCTGTGCTGTTTCGTACCTAGTCCTGATAGCAGCCCTAGCAGTCTCAGCAGCGTCAGCATCAGCACCAGGAATCTGTTTGGCTATGATGTCATCATGTGGCTTAAACTCTTCCTCACGATTAGCTCTACGCATCTCATGTGCAATAGTCTTTGCTTTAGTTAAGTTTGTTGTGATTGGCATTATGAATACTCCCAAGCATTTCTAAAAGTTCTATCGCTAGGCACATCAGTTACATCTACAATCTGATATTCTTTACCAGTAGGTACATCCTTCTCTGCGATTTGTTCTATTGTTAAACCACAATTAGGAGCAGGTACTATGACTGCAACTCCTCCGTCATCTGTGGGATATATAATTCTTTTATCCATTACTACTCCTTATCTAAAAAATACAACAGACGCTACTTCTGGATCAATATAAGCAACAGACCATGTATATCCACATTTAATGTTAATTGATCCTGCAGCATCAGTTCCTTTACTATACAAAAGCGGCATCTCTCCTGCAGATCCTCTACTAGAATGAGAAGCCATAGCATAATTTCTATCCGCAAAAGCAGTAGCAAAGTTAACAGTATAGTCTCCAGTAGTGTTATCAGTGATGCTAGTCACGTTATGCGATGCTCGTATAGCAACAGTACCTGTCCCATTCCAATTAACCCAAGCCTTTGCAGATCCGTTAATTACATTAGTGACCGCAGTAGACTCTGTGTCTAACTCGTCAGCTATTGTTGTTGTCTTTACTTTTCCTGTTTTAAGTGTACTCATTTGTTTTACCTAAAGACTGCTACGTTCATTTCTGCACAATCGTAAAGTGTACTAGCACCGCCATCGTTGCCATATACCACCCGTAACTGCGATGTTGATTTAAGAAATGGAGCTGTTGATGTACTAGCACTACCTTTTACATAAGCATGGATTGAGTTATTTGTGTTACTGAAGCCTACTGAACTCATGCTAATTTGATAGTTAGCGTCTACCAGAGCAGTGGTAAAGTTAACCGTGTAGTCACCCGTACCGTTGTCAGTAATGCTATTGACATTCCCAGATGCTCTAATCATACTGGCTGCTGTTTGTGTGCCGTCAAAGTTAACCCACGCCTTGCAGGTATAAACTTCTACGTTGCCTGTGGTTTTGATTGTGTCTACCTTAACTGTACTCATGGCTTAGGATTCTCTGTCTTAACAGTTTTTACATGGTTGTAAAAGTCTGCAAATTTAATCTTTAAATCTTCGTCTGCATCAATAGCATGCCACAACATATCTAATTGTTTTCCTGTGTCGCCATATTCAATAATTCTATTTGCTTCCCAGTTTTCCATTATGCTATTGCCTTTATTGATATTGCTGGGACAGAAAATTGACCACCTGCTGCACCCTCCCAGTATGTCGTACTATGTAGTCCCCTTTGATTACCACCACCGTAAGATCTAGCATTCCATTTTAAATATAAATTAGGTCTGTCTTCTGTAAATACTCCAGTAGTTGTATCTGCCGATGATGCCCCTAATTCAAAAACCCACCGAAATAAAGGAGTACCTTCTGGATAATATCCAGATTGGTTATGTCTTGCTTTTGTAACTTCTGTGTATCCGCTATCTCCGTCTGTTGCAAAATACAGCCTCCAATGAGTAATTGCATGAGCACCTTGCCAGTACATTGAGGGATTGTATTCATATACTAATGTTTTTGTACCTACAGGAGGAGTATAGTTTTGAATTTTTGATCCTGTAGCATCCGCATAAGCTGTGGTTAACAACTGTGCAGCAGTAACATTTTCTATTGTAGCTCTACCATGTAATGACGTTTTGTTACACATAGAATGTAGTTCTTCAATAACTTGACCAGTTCTAAAACTGCCTGACAAAGGAGTTGTTAAATTAATATCAGATGATCCATCTACACTAGATAAATTATTAACCTTTAACGTACTCATAAGATCACCCAGTTCCCACCGCTTGTCACAGTCACTGTAACGCCACTACTAATCTCTATGTCACCTATGCTTGCAGCGTTCTTAGTTGCTGCAATAGTGTAGTCAGCGTCAATGCTTTGTTCGTTCTCTATAAAGTTAGGAAACTGTATTCCTGACGATCCGTTTAATGTAATTGACATTTATAACACCACCCATCTTGAGCCACTAGGGACTGTTACTGAAACACCACTATTAACTGTTAGTGGTCCTGTAGACATTGCATTAGTACTTGCTGTTATTGAGTAACTTGTTGTAATAGTTTGTCCGTTCTCGTAGAAGATAGCATCAGAACCTCCACCTGAAGCTCCTCCTCCACCACCAATAGCACCCC